ATCAATCCAATAACCCTCAATGTAACGGGCAAGGTGTTTGATTTCTTGGTTATCACTCACCACACAAAGTCGTTCATCTTCAGGTGGTAGGATGTTCTCATCTCTCCAGTTTGCTTTCATCTAAATTCAAAGTTATTGTGAAATTTTTACTTTCTATCGTTTGGTCAATTGTTTCTTTTGGCTTGCCTTGTGATCGTGTGAGCAACATCTCCAAGTTGAACAGAGAGTTCTTGTCGTGACCTTTCAGCAATGCACCGGCAATCGTGCGTTCCATTATCGTGTATTCATCCCCACGATCTATCTTCTCCAGTTCTTTCCGTGATAGCGAAAGCATTGACAACATCGTATCTTCCACCTGCGTTTTGGTATATCCGATGTCCTTCATCAATGTGATGAGTTTCTTTGGTCTGCCGTTCGGATTCAACACTTCACCTTTGTCAGGTCGTGTCAAAGTTCCTCCGTTTCTTCCTGGTACTTGTGTTGCCATTTTACGAATTAATTACGAATTTATTTAGCCATTGACAATCTTTGCTCGTGAATGGATTTCAACCACTCCTTGTATTGTTTCTTATCTCCAAACTTGATGTGATCCTCACGACATAATGCCATCAGGTTTTCAATGTTGTCTGCCTCTTTGCTCCCTCCGATTCCTCTCGCTTCAATGTGATGGATGTCCACGGCAGTTTTGCCACACACCTCACAAGGGATGAAGTCACTAATGTCATATCCGAAATGGTTTAGGTATGTCATTGTGTGTTTCTTCATTGCTCATTCTTTCTTCTCCTCTTTGGTTTCTGCTCATCATCGGCAAGTTGTGCTTTGGTGATGGCTTCTTGTTGTTGGTTTGCCCATATCAAAAGTGAGTGCAAGGCTTCGGTCACACAAGTACTGCAATTTGGCAAGTTCCTTCCGAAGATTTCTCGGTGGACATTGTTCAAGATTGCCCCTTGTTCTGGTGATGGTGCAAATACTTGTGTTTTCTTCCAGTTGTCGTACAACGGTTGGAGTGATAGTATGAATTCAATGTTGCTCATAGTTTTGTTTCAAGGAGTGCGACAATCACAGTTGCGATGGATGCGTAAAGTATCCCCACCCAACCATAGGTGTACAAGAAAAAGGACAAGCCCAACCACCACGACAAGCAGAACGCACAGTCAAGTGGTTTCATTCGCTTCCATTTGGAATAGTCACTACCGTACAGATAGCGTTTAAGAAGATCGGCTGGTTTGCCAAAGTTTACGATGATGATGCTTAAACAAGCGATTCCAATTATTTCGTTATACATCTTTCCTTCATTAGTTTAATCACTCGCAGCACTTCACGAACGGAGATATCGGTCTTCCTATGGATTGCCCTTGCTGACATTCCTGAACACCATAGTTTGAAAAGTTCTCGTTCATAGAAATATGCTGATTCTGTGACTTGGTTTATTTTGTTGATTCGTTCAAGTTCAATTCCTTCCGTTTGCTCTCTGTCATCCAGTAAGTCAATCTCCTCAGCGAAGTCAAGCTCGTAAACATCCTGTTGATCATATATTCTTGATTCGCCAAAGGGATGCCTGTTGCCGTTGATACAAAGGTATAAAAGACGGATTGACCAAAACTGGATGTATCCGTCTCTGTATATTTTTTCAATTTGTTCATCAGGTTTCTCAAGGATGGTTAAAAAGTAAAATTGATACAACTCCCTCGCCAACTCATTGTTTTTGGCAATGTTCTTGGTTGCTTTCTTCAGCCAATCGGCTTTGGAGAGTTCCAATATGATGGCATCCTTATTCAATTTTTCTTTTCAATAATGCAAATATAACCATCTTTTTCGTATTTTTTTTGACATCTTATCACCTGATCCTCCTCATACAAGATGTGAATCGATGACGAGAGTCCTTTGGTGCAAGTAATCACCCAATAACTGAACGGATGTTTCATAGGTCTGTCGTGTGGTTTTGTCGTGTGTAATTAGATTGTCAAACACATTGATGGCATTCATCACGCTGGAATGATCTCTCCCCAATATATAGCCAATTGATGAGAATGTCATCTTCAAGTGCTTACGGCAAAGGAAGGAGAACATATGACGAGCATACACCACCGATTGTTTTCTCAAGGATGAAATCACAAGATCAGGTGTCACATCGTAGGCTTGACAACAAACCCTCATCGCATCTGTCCAGTCAGCATCAATGCTATTCAAATCGCACTTGGGTTGAATGATTTCTTGTTTAAGCCTTTTAATTTCTTTGTCGTGTTTGACGGTTATGTCGGCAATCTGTAAACGCAATCTGCGAATTTCTTGCTTTAGGTTGTGGGTTTCTTGATATGGGTTCATTAAAATGTTATTTTGCATTTGTTACACTTGTGCTTGTTTACGGTTTTCAGCAACCACACCTTCCCAAGTTGATTACACTTTGGGCATTTTGGATGTTCCTGAAGTACGATTGAATCATAAACGGATTGCCAGTACTCGTGACCTTGTGGCGTTTTATCCCATTTAAACGCATCCAAGAGCATATCTTGGAGTGTGTTATAGCATTGCACCTTTTTGTCCTTTTCAACGAGTGAGATGAATTCCTTGTACATTGGCAAGTCCTTTGCTTTTGTTCGCAGTTGGTTGAATCTGCGGTAGTCAATTATTTTCATTTAGTTCTTGTATTATTTCAAAAAGGCTATACGCGATTTGTGGGACTATGGCATTGCCGTATCCCTTGATGGATTCTGCTCTCCACTTTGGAAAGGTAATTCCGTCCAGTCCACTGGGAATCCCATCATCTCCGCCACAAACCGGGGATTGAGTTGGGAAGTTTTCCCAGTTATTTGTCTCACTCTTTTGGTCATTGAATCTTGATTCTCTAAACCTGTTATCTTTTCTCCTTCCTGTGCTTGTGGTGTCGGCAACATTCCCATTGACATTGCTCTTGTTAATGTTACAGAGTGCATACTCCCCTCTTTGACTTGGGTTGATTTCATCGTTGCTGTTGCGTTTGTTGAGTCCATTGCTGTTGGTGTTGGAAGCATACCTTTCCATTCTATTGATGATTGCTCCATCATCCTGGAATTCATTTGTTCCGTTACCGGGAATATATCCGCAATCTTTATCCATTCCTCTATGCTGGGGTGACTGAATCCCTTCGCATCCATCCTGAACCAATGTTCCACCGTTGAGAGTTTCACATCTATCAAGTTTGATAATTCCTTTGAATTGGTCACACTCCGTATCCAATCTACAAATTCCTTCTGTGGTGGCAAGTTGGTTCGTTTCAACATTGGCTTGTTCGCCAATTCTTGCATCAATGGTTGATTGTCCGACAAGATTTGTTGATGTATCTCCATTGTCAAAGTTTTTTGAATTGGCTGACCACTTGAACGGTGAGTTGCACCTTGCATCATTTTGGCGGCTGCCGTCATATCTCCATTGTTTGCCGAATCCATCACAGTTGGAGTTGGTAGCATCACAGCCATTTGCCTCAAAGACATTTGTAGATTCACCCCTTTTTCCGAATGTCTTTGTCTTCTCGCCTCGTATGTTTCCGGCTTTGTTGCCGTGTTCCAATCCGTTGCATTTGGTGTTGGTAACATCCCGGCTTGTGCCATTTGTGTGAGATGTATCCCGTATTTTGTACCTGTCGTGTGACTTATATTCTCCCCATTTGTCAATTGTCTCTGTTGATGATTGTCCATTGTTTTTGGTGTAGGCAATAAACCAACATCTATCTCTTCGGTGCGGTGCGTTTTTGGCTGCAGCTGGAATAATAAACGGTTGAACTTCGTACCCTTCATTTTCCAAGTCAAGGCACACCTGCTGGAATACCAATCCGCCATCAATATTCGTGATACCAAAGACATTTTCTGCGATGACGAATTTGGGTTTAATCTCTTGAATTGCTCGTAGCATTTCGCCCCACAAATAGCGTTCATCATCTGCGCCTTTTCTTTTCCCGGCAAGTGAGAATGGTTGACAGGGGAATCCTCCTGTAAGAATGTCAATTGTGTTTGCATATTTTTTAAAGTCAGTTTTACATATATCAATGTGACTATCCGCATTCGGAAAGTGATAGTCCAATACTTTTCTTGGGAACTCCATCCACTCGCAATGAAAGACATTCTCCCATCCCATCCATTCGGCAGCGAGATCAAACCCACCTATTCCGCTAAACAATGAACCGTGTTTCATATCTTTTCCTTGTAACTGGTATACATTCCTTCAAAGTATGTTGGGATTGTGACGCACTCTCCGTTTCTGTTCTTTGCGATAATCAACTCGGCTTCCTCCATTTCGGGTTTCTCTTGCTCATAGTACATCGGTCGGAACGGAAACATCACGATATCGGCATCTTGTTCAATTGCACCTGATTCCCGAAGGTCACTCAACATCGGTCTCTTGTCTGCTCTCTCCTCACTCTTGCGTGATAACTGTGCAAGTATCATCACCGTGATTTTAAGTTCCTTTGCAAGGAGTTTAAGCGTTCGTGATATCTCTGCAATTTCTTGTTCACGGTTTGTCTTTGTTCCTTTGATCAACTGAATGTAGTCAATCACAAGCAAGTTCAATCCCTTCGTTGATTTGTGAAGTTTGGCTTTGGCTTTGATTTGCCCGATGCGAGAATCAACATCATCATCAATGAAGAACTCAATCGTTTGGCTGTTAGCAATGTCACACACTTGAAGTATTTCATTCTCTCTCAATTGTCCGTTCCTTATCTTCCAATTGGCAATGTCTCCAATCAGGGAAATGTATCTCTTTGCAAGTTGCTCATTGGACATCTCAAGTGAAATGAACAATGCCTTCCCTCCAATCTGTGCAAACTCCTTTGTCAATGTCAAAGCAATTGCCGTCTTTCCCATTCCCGGTCTTCCAGCAACCACAATCAAATCTCCTTCGTTGTACCCACCAATGTACTTGTCAAGGAATCTCCATCCGGTTTGCTTACCCGTTAAGTTGCCGCCATTCTGTGCATTGAATACAATTTGATCAACGACCTTGTTGGTCACCTTGACAATACTGGATGGTTCTTTATGGGTTGAAAAGGTTGTGCGTTCAACTACATTTTGAATGTCAGTCACAAGCTCATTCAATTCCTTTGTTACATCCAATGACAAAACGCCTTCAACAACTTGCTTCTTGATGTAATCGTGTTCCAACTGCATCAGGTGTGGTTTGATATCCGTGATGCCGGATGCCTGTTGTTGGAGTTGGATAATCTCAATCACTTGCACTCGGTCAAAGTGTTTGGATAAACTAACATAATCAATGGCTTCGTTGTTGTAGTACATCTCTGTCATAACCTCAATCAATTTGGCTGACATTGAATCCGTAAACCAGTTCTTGTTTATTCTTGGTAAGAAGTGTTTTGCGTCATCGTAAAACAGCATATTTGATAGGATGATTCTTTCTGTGTTCATAGGGTTGCAATTTTAGGTTTGTTAGTTTTAATTTCCTCGGTTTGAAGATTATTTAATTTCCAAGTTCTCACCGATGCTTTCCAATCTTTCATTTTGTTTTTACCAACCAACCAACCGTTTGATTCATAATGAGACATCCATCTTTCCGAGATGTCATTCATTCCTTGTTCTTTCATATAAGTTTTAACATCTTGAATGGTCGGTTTCTTAAATACTTTTTTATCAGTTACAGTATCAGTATCAGTTACATTATCAGTATCAGCTTTTTTGGGTTCTTCAAAAAAGGCTTGGGTTTTTTGGGTTTCGTTGGCTTTCTTTGGTCTACCACCTTTTGAACCGTTAACACTTTGTTTCTCAATGTAATCCTCGTATTTCACCAAATCCCTTTTTAATTGCGTTTTAATGGGTTCAAATGCAATTGACAATAGTAAGTCATCACAAGGTGGATTTTCATCGTTCACATAAGCGAAGATGTGTTTGATTAATTTCCCAGCAATTTCATCAGGGAGTTTGTTGAATACCCCTTGTTGATCACAATAAAGGATAAATGATTTCTTATTTTTTGCCATAAAAAAATCCCTCTCAAATTGCGGTGGTAGAAGCACACACAACTCAAAAGGGATAAAAGGGTTTTAACTTTCGGTATCTTCTACATACCAGTTAACGATACAAATATAATTAAAAGAATCTTAACTTTTGTCCTCGTTCTTTGTAATTATAAATTTCTTCAAGCAATGCCACATATGATTTGCTATTCGTACAATCCACTAATTTGGTTGATTGGTATTTTAATTTTGCAATCATTTTTTCGTGACTAAACCCTTTGATTTTATCCAAAGAAACAACTGCCTCAACAAATCTTCTGCGATAAGCCCCAGCATAGTATTCAAAATAATTGTTTAAATCACTTGCCATCTGCTCTGCTTTCATTTTATTCTTCGCAGCAAACTTTCCATTTTTTATGCATTCACTATTGTTTGAAGCACCATTTGAAATGATAGCACCAATTTCAGCACTTAATGAATATCTGTTGCAAAAACTTCTTAACCAAATGTATTCAGGAAGATTTAAATCGCAATAGCCATTTATGTAATCCTCCGATTTCCAATTTTTGCTATTGGCATTTAAAATTTGAATTTCATTTAAATTTAGACCTTCACATTGAATGTAATAAATTGGCTTTTTCAATTCAACACATATTTCATACCGATGTTGTCCATCAATTATTTCATACTTGTCGTTGACCAAAATTGGATTTGCAAATAACAAATCACATTCTTCAATACTGGCTTTCAATCTTTTTGAATGTAAGCGATTTAAATTTCTATTCCCCACAATTTTTGTGAATTTTGAATAGTCATTTGTTTTCATTACGGTGTTTACCGTTGTGTCTTTCTGCGTGTGGTTACTGCTCTTCACCATTGACGCTGTTTGTGTGTTATACATTTTGTTTTTACCTTATGGTTTTGTTTTGTATCCCAGTTCTGTTAGGATTTTTTTTTGGTGTTTTTGTCGCAGCTCATAGGTCGCACCTCTCAATTCGGGATCATCTAACTGCAACCGTTGACGGCATCTGCGGATGGTTTCCGCTGGTGTTAACTTGCCTGATTCCAAA